TTCTTGAACCCCGGCTGCGGATTACGTATCGGATCGGTGAGATTGCCCTGATCAAGTGGATCGTTATTCGGCCTCAGATATCCCTCTGGATCGCGACGGCTCGGATCGACAGGCCCCCTTATTCGTATCTTCCGACCCGGAAAGAAGTCACCGGAACCAGCGGGAGCATTGGATGGATCGTTGGGGTCCATAGGGTCAACTATCCCGCCACTAGCGAACTTTTTTTTTACGCCCCCCTTCACCACAGACTCCATATCGTCTGCATCTTGCAGCAGCTTCTTGTTGGGCGGCCCCTTCGGGAACCCAGCCTTCATGTCTCCTGCATCCGCACCATCCCGCCCGCGCACGAATCCGCCGCTGCGGAAGTGCCCCGCACGGTCAGGCCGCTTATTCGATGTCTCGCCGGTCACCTTGGAGTGGAAGGTGTTCGAGGTGACCTTCTTCGGGCCGCGCGTTTTCTTCGGCGGCTCGCCGCCCTTGTACAGGACGTTCTCGCCCACAAACTCGTCGCGCAAGTCTCGGGGAGCGTTGCCGATTGGACCTTTGGCCATCCGCCCTCCCGATTAATTGTCGGCCCATGTGATGGTGAACGTCGCACCAGAGCCGCTACCGCCAGTACATGACTGCGCGGGCGCTGGTCCGGGCTTCGTCGCATTGCCGGGATTGACGATGTTCACGGCAGAGATGATACCACCAGCAGCAGTCGTAACCCGAAGAACAACGGGACCAGTGTTGGCGGGAAGCGTGAGCGTGTCACCAACCGTGTAGCCGGTACCGCCAGCCGTCACCGCTATCGATGAGGCTTTCTGCGAGAGCGATGTCACATCGCCCGAACCGTCGATGTCGTCCTGAATGCCGGTTGGCGTGCAGAACTGACCAGAAGCGGCCCGCAAAGCCGGGTTCTCCAGAAACGGGACATTGATGATCCCGAGATAGGCTCCAGTCTGAGCGTTGAACGTGCCCAGATTGAACTGACTGTAGCTCGTGCGCTTGGTGACAATCGCCGCCTGCGGACGCCGCGTTGGGTCAGCAAAGAACCATACCGTCGTTCCAACCTGCGGAAGCATATGCCTCGGCATTGGGCTTCTCCCTTCAACCTAACCTGCCGCTCTCAATCAGCCCCGGCAGGACGAGCTACGAAGTCGGGAACGTCCCATACACCGCGCGCCAGTCGAAGTACGAGAACGCATAACGCTCGCGCCCTTTGACCTTCAGGTTGTCGGTGTCGAAGTCCACATACATGTCCATCTCGAACGGCACGCGGTCGTAGTAGATCAGCCCGCGCTTGTCGGTCTTGATGAACCACGCGAAGTTGGAAGTGAGGAACTCGTTCACCATGTAGTCACGTAGACCACCACCCACATGCTTGATGGCGTTCACATCGTTGTCGTTGGTGCCGGGACGAAGTTCTGTGCGAAGCAGTCTTACAGCGACTGGTTCCAACGCCGCTGGGACTATCAGAAGCTCGGCGCGCGCCACGATCTTGATGTTGCGCTCGTCCACCCAAGTATTGCGGATGGTGGTCATCGCAGTGAGCAACGTGCTCTCGTTCAGATTGACCTGAGTCGCAGGCATATTGCCCACCGTCCCAGTGTCGATAGGATGCGCGACATCAAACAGCGCCTTACCGTCACCACCGACAGTGGAGTCGTAGACGTTGCCGACATTGAAGATATTGGCCGCGTAGATTTCCTTCGTCGTCGCGAAGACATCCTGTAGACCGAGGTTCGATGGGTTGAACTCGGCTTTGTACTGGTTGTCCTCAACGGCCTTCCGGGTGACCACGTAGCCAAGACTGAGTTCTTTCATCTCAGCCGAGTACATCCAACGCTCACCCGCTCTCTCATCGAAGTAGGTGGAAGCGCCTTCGCCCTTCTCGCGCGCCAGCGGCAGGTATGCCATCTGCGTGCGGCGTTCGAGCGCCATCTTGGACGACCGCTTCTCAAAGCAGCGCGACCACTTGGTCTCGATCTTCTTGTAACGTCCCTCGACCGCAGCAAGGCCGGGGAACAACTCGTTTTTGATCGATGCAAGATCAATAGCCATGGTTCATTCCCTTCGAACTTGCGTGCGTTAGACGCCGACCATCTGGCGATAGATGTGATCGTTCCACGCCACCTGAACGATGTTGAAAGCCGTGGTGGCGTCATAACCGTTGCCAACCATCGGAGCGGGATCGCCCAGCGCGACGACACGAAACATGGCAGTCGCCAGCGCGGCTGGCGCAGCCAGCGTCCACTTGGAGAATCCATTGGTGGAAGCAACGACGGTGGGATTAGCGGTCATCCCGACATCGGCGAGGAGGATCGGCCCAGCAGCCGCCTGCACCTCGAACACGACGAGCGGGTCATCAATGATGAAGGCATCAACCTCACCAACAGCACCGGCACCGGGCCAGTAGTTCGACCAGATCGGATAGCCCAGCGAGGCCGCCAGATAGTGACAGCCGACAAAGATGCCGAGGCCAGAGTGATCGGTCACCGCAGCGGGCGAGGCCTGCACATAGCCAGACGGAAGTGCCTGCACCACGTCGCCGCGATTGAGCGCAGGCGCGTTGGTCAGCATCTTGCGGGTGGTGTGATTGCCGGTCCACGCTGCGCCATCGAGACGCTTGATCGGACGGAATCCAAATGCAGAATCAATATTCGCCATGGACTGGCTCCCCCTTGAGGGTTACCGGCCTTGGCGAGCTTCGCCGCAGTCCGTGTGGTTAGACCGCTATCGGCGTCCGGGCTTCGAACACCACCCCGAGCTACTCGGGGATTTCGATGGCTTCACGCGAAGTCCTGATAACAGGAGTGGTTCGCGGAGCCTGCCCTTCGGGGGCCTCGGACATCTTCAGGCGATGCACCTGCATGGCCCGAGTCGCGCGGACATAATCCTCTTGTCGGGCCTGCACTGTCAAGCGCATGGGCCGTTCCATCAGGATCATGTCATTGACGATGACCGGCCCTTCGGTCCCCGGAGGAGCGAATCGGTCGGGAAACATGCTGTGCGGCACATTGCGCCAGCCCTGATCGTGATTGCCCCGCAGCTTGGAATAGTCCTGCTTGCCGTAGGTCTCCCAGTTATTCCACTGGAAGTCGGTCTCGCGAGCAATCTGCTCCGGGGTGCCGGTCCCGTTGGTCGGGCAATACACCCGCCTGATGTCATCGATGTCATAGGGGTTGATGACGGCATCCCCAGTCCGCATGCGCTGACGCCCATCGTCCACGGGACGAATGTCGCCGCGCGCCTCGGTACGGATAGACTCCTCGCGTTGCGTCTCGCGAGATTCATTTGGTGAGGGAACTCGGTTCATCGGCAACTCCTATGTGATTGGCGTTATCCGGCCTTCCTTCAGCAGCTTCACGTAGTTGGTCGCCCACTCTGTCGGTGTAACACCCTGCTCATCCGCCAGCCGCCGCATCTTCGGTGTCAGCCGGAAGGTGCCCGGTGCGAGGTTGTCGCCACCGGGGGCGGGGCCGCGCGTGACCGGCGCTGAGTAGCCGGGAATACGAGAAGCCGACCCATTCTCACTTGGCGTTTGACCGTTGCCCCCGAGCAACGATTCGATATGCCGGAAGTACCCCTCGGTATCGACCTCAAAGCCCGCATCCCGCGCCCTCTCGTGGGCATCAATGGCAGCCTTCTTGAGCGTGCCATCGCCCCGGATCAGATCGGGATGCTTGCGCAAGAACGCCTGTGTAGCCGGGGTGCGATTGGCAATCGCCCGCTCCACCGGATCTGTCGGCACCTGTCGCTGCGGTTGTGGCTGCTGTGGTTGCTGCCGTGGTTGCTGTGGCTGCTGCCGCTGCTGCTGCAGCGCCTGCTTTTCACGCTCCGCAATGGCCAGCGCGCCGCCTATACGTCCTAGTTGCTTGTTGATTGCAGCAGCGGTTTTGAAATCCCCTTCATTCATGGCCACTTCGGCATGGGCGGTAAGATTATCCATCTCCCCCACCATGCCGTGAATCTGGCTGTCTACGTAGGCCTCGTAGTTATTGCCGCCGCGCTGCTCAGCTTCCTGCGCGTAACGCACGGCCTGATCGCGCTCAGCCGCAATGCGGCGAGCCGTATCCTCCATCTGTGCGCGCGCGCGGCGCTCGTTGGCGATCTGTTGCTGCAGATCCTGCAGACCCACTTGGGGCTCAACCGCAGCAGGCGGGCCGGGTACCGGCGGCGGCTTGGCCTCGACCTTGGCCTCCACCTCTGGCTCAGCGTTAAGGTTGACGACTAGGTCTTCGCCTTCGTCGGCCATTGTCCTCTCCTAATACACCAGCTTGGGGTCATCGACCGTTCCGAGGATCCTCACGTCCGGGATCCACCGGCAATGCACCCGGTTGACCGTGGTCTGTCTGGCGTCATGGATGTCCCACATGATCCAGTCGCCAATCTTCACGTTCTGGCCGTGGAACTTGTTGCGGTCATCATCCACGAAGGCCAGCGGCCCCTTGCCAAGGACCAGCCCTACTTTGCCCTGCCAGAGAGCTTCATCCTGAGAAGTCTGGGATCGGAAGAACTTCTTGCCACCCGGCAGCATCTCGAACGCCGGGAGGTAATAAGTCGCCGCTATCACGTAATTGCCGAACCAGTGGATGTTATCCATCCACATTTGGCAGCGGTCCAGCAAAAACTCGCGTGGATCCTGCGCGTACAACTCCGCTTCGTGATCGTCGCGCCACGGCGTCTGCGGCCCCTGCGCCATGGTCGCCACATGCGCGGCAGCCCCAATCAACTGCGCCATCAGTTCACTCTCCCAAGATGGTCCCGTTCCGGCTCATCGCCGTCCATGCGATGCGCCAGATTGTGTATTTCGTTGATTGCCAACTCTAATCCCTCGATCCGGCCAGCCGTGCGCTGGAAGATCTCCCACGACTGCGAAGCCCGTAGCCCCTGATGGAGCCCCGGTCTCTCGTTGTCGCCAAAGAGAATCCGCTGGAGAACACGCTCCAGCGCCTCCTTGAAGACCTGATCCTCGCGGTCGTACATCAAAGCTCCGTCTTGGCTGGCACCGCGCGCGCCGCTGCGCGTTTCTGCAGCCGCCCCTGCCCGGTAGCGCCGCCAGCCTTCACCGAGCCACCCTTGTTGTATCGCGTACCGGATAGACTGCGACCACCACGCATATCGCGCATCCGGCGCTCTGCGCCCACCTCATCATCCACAGAACCCATACCGCCTCCCATGGCAGGATGCGGATCATCGTCGCGCTGGGGCAGAAACCGCGAGGTCTCGCGGACGGAATCCTTCGTTATTGGTTCAATTGCGCCGCCACGGGCATAACCCTTACCCTTGATCTTGCCGCCGTCCTTCGCAGTCCCAATCTGGAACATGTTCTTGCCGGTAGCACCGGGAATGGCACCCGGCTTGAACCCGGCGTTCTGCGAGGAGCGCGCGAGAGACTGCGTAGATCCGGCAACTGCCTGACCGGCCTTTGTTGCCGCATCCTGTGCGCCTTGCGCCGCTTTCACCGCGTAGCCGCCATCCGAACCAGAAGAAGAAGGTCCGAAGAGCTTCCCTATCTTCTGCGCTGCAGTCACCGCGCCCTTCAGACCAAAACCACCGGACGTATCCGGCGATGCCGGAACAGACGTGCCGCTGGCTTCAGGTGTAACCTCGTCGCCATCCTCGTAATGCTTGATGCGACCCCCATCGGCCTTCTTGGCAGGACCGCCGTCCTTATATCCGGGGCGAGTAGGTCTTCCGCCCGTGAGCGGCACGACCGGCGGGCGCGCGCCGGATGCGCCCGGTCGCTGACCGGGTACGGCACCGGGCGTGAACGGTCTGCGTGGCTGCATCCCTTGCGGGCCAAGTCCGGGCGTCCCCGCAGGACCGCCCATCTGGCGCTTCTTGATCGTACCGCCCTTCTTAAAAGCCCTCCCGCCCGTAATATCCGTAACAGCAGGAGCCGCGACCGGAGCAGGTTCCGCCATCATCGCTGTTGGCGCTGGCGCACCACCACCGATGCCGCCGATGCCGCCGTCGCCACCTCTACCAACACCGCCCGTATCACCCATGGTCGGTAATGATCCGCCGCCACCACCGCCACCCATCCCACCGCCACCAAACAGCGCGAGCGGATTAACCGGCGGTCTGTCGTCCTCGTCTTCCCGGCTCGGACCTCGTCCCCGGCTTACTGGGCCTCCGTTAGCCTTTTTTTTTACGCTGCCGCCGTTGGCGAAGCCCTTTCCCCAGTTGTGATAGGTCGAACCCTTGATCGTGCCGCCCTTTGCCATACCGGGAGGCCGAGGACCGGGCATCGGCATCGGACCAGCAGCCGCAGCCGGGGGCGGGACGTTAACATTAATCGGCGGCCCACCGGCTCCGGGCGGAGCGATGGGTGGGCGAGCGGCAGGAGGCGGAGGCAGACCACCGGGTGCGCCGCCCACTGGAACGGGCACGGGGCGCGGGATCGGCACCGGCACCGGACGCGGAGGAGCCGCAGCACCACCACCCGGAGACGCGATCACGATGTTCGTAGTCGAGTGACCCCTGCGGCTCTTCTTCTTGCCGCCGCCACCGACAAAGCCGCCACCAGCAAAGTGGTTGGCTGGTCGATCCGCGCGCTTCTTGGCGGTCCCACCCTCAATGGTCAATTCACGCGA